CAGCCGATGCAGCCTCGGGGAGCAGTTCCTCAAGGGACTCACCGCCGATAGCCTCCTGGACATCGCCTGTGGCGACAGCACGAGCGACCTTGACACGCTCGACCTCAACAGAAGACTTGTTGTCCAAGCTCTGAACGACACGGCGATCATCCTTACCTACCGTGACCGCACCCTGCTTTGCCGAAGTCTTGAAGCGAGCGACGACCTCGCCGTCAGAATCACCGCTCCGCTCACCAGCATTCGTAGCCCGATGTGTTGCCGGAGCCCCCTCCGGACGGACGCTAGAGATAGATCCCACGTTGTCATTCTCGGCATTGACCTCGACGTTGATCTCGACAGCGCCCTCATTGACCCCATCAGCCTTGTGAACCACGACCCCAGCGGGCTTCGGGACATACCGAGCGTCAGGAGCGTCCTGTGGAATCAACCAGCCAGCTTTGATGGCTCCACGCAGCGAATGAAGTGGATGAGTCTCACCACCCCGCCGCATCGTGAAACCATCGAACTCGACCTCCTCTCCCTCATGGAGGTTGTCAGAAAGAGCACCAAGATGGATCTTGGTGATCGTTCGGAAGGTCTGGAACTCACCCTTGACGTACTGCTGCATGGAAACTCCTTGTGGAATAATACCCATCAGTTCATCCCTTCGATCTCAGGTAGAAGGTAGACATCCGTTTCGACCCGAACGGCTGACCCCAACCTCGCCAAGATCACCTGCAAGAAGGAAGGGGATACCCTGACTCGACTAACCGTCTTCGCCACCCCCTCCGCCTCCGAGTAGAGGCAAAAGTCCAGCACCGCATCGGGACCGTCGGAGAGAACCCGAAAGGCGTTGGCGTAGACACCGAAATCCCCTCCCGTCTCTACGGGACACGAAACTGTCTTGGTCTTGGACATCACATCACCGCTCGATGTGTTGGAGGATTGTATCTGCCGAGTAGCAGAAGACCGAAGAGGCGAACGCAAACCAAATCACCTCAACGGCATCACTTACTGAAAGAGGTGGCTGATATGTCACCCAGACGACCCAGCCCGTATGGAATCCTGTGCAGTAAGAGCACTCGAACATGCGAGAAAAGAAGTTGGTCCCAAAGTCCGGCTGTCGAAAAACAGGAAGCCAGTAGAGAAACCGGTTCAGAGAAGGAACCTTCTCATTCATCAGACCGAAACACACACCATATGACGCTGCCAGAAGCAGTAGGACCACAACATCTCCCGTGATGCTCAATGGGTCGTCTATGCCTTACCCGGTAGAAAGGAGATCGAAGCGATGGCATTCTCAAAAACTGGTGTCTCCGTATCCGCAGCCCGCACGGTCAAGATCCCATCCCCGTCTATCGGAGAAACGAGAGACGGTCTCGTCTGGACCGGCAAAGAGTGGGTGACCGAAGAGGAGTGGGCGAAAACCGCCAAGAGTCGATCTTCCAGGTGAAACACAAGGACGACACAGCCGGAGAGGCCATCCTCCCTAAAGACCTCTCTCGGGTGCTAGGTGAGAAATACCTATCCATCAATCAGATGGCGGAACAGACAGAGCTTCCCAGAAATCAGGTCAAGGCGATCACGGAAGCACTCGTTGAGCAAGAGTTCCTTGAAGAATGGCTCGCACCCGAATGCCCCAACTGCCACTTTGTCTGGCCCGAGTTCCAGTCGGAAGAAGACATCGAAGCAGAGATTCAATGTCCGATGTGCAACGAGAAGACACCATCAGACATGGTTCCCTTCTATCGCGTCTTCAAGATCCTCAAGAATCCCGAGGGTTGGCCGATTTAGCTGGGTGAAGATGTCGTTCCAGGCTCTCCCGCACACCCCACCAACCCGGATCGTTGTAGTTGTCCCACGGGAACACCAGCACCTTCGTCTTGGTCTTCATGCGCTGGAACCATCGGTCGTAGGCATAGTGCAACCGACGCATGTACTCCATCGAGATGCTCTGCTCTGACTCCCGACCCCGTTGACGGATGCGCTGCGAAGCGACCTCTGGGCTGGTTCTCAGGTAGACCACGATCTCCGGTGGGGGTACGACCCGGCAGAACGACTCGTACAGGTGCAGGTAGGTATTCCAGTCACGGTCGCTGATGTGTCCGATCTCGTGATTGACCTCTGCGAACACCCGGTCTTCATGGAAGCAGCGGTCGAGTATGAACCCCTTGTGCTCGGCGGCGTGGACCACCTCCATCTGCCGTCGGAATCGGTGAGACACCATGAAGATCTGTGCGTCGTAGGCCCAACGATGGGGGTCTGAGTAGAAGTCATCGAGGTACGGATTGTCCGCCACGGGTTCATCGAAGACCTCATAGCCCAACGCCTCCGATAGATGATCACACAGCGTGGACTTCCCCGCACCGATTGTCCCGCTCACCGCAATCCGCATCTGCCCCCCTCCTCTATGAGAACAGTACCCGACGCAAAAAATGAAAGCCCCCCTGTCCGTAGGAAAGTCCCTCCTCCGTCTACACCATTGAACACAGGAGGAACCCATGAACGTGACCGTCACGTACCCGCTCTCCGAGAGCGCCATCCAGAACGTCATCCAAGCTCGCCACGACCGGCTGGAAAAGGTAGTCGCCAACTGGCTGACCTTCTTGAAGGGCGAGCAGAGAGAACGTGTCCTCAGGTGGAGGACATCCTGGGAAAAGGACGACGAAAGCATCCGAATCAACCTGGGCATCCCGCCCGTGGAACGACTGTCCGAGAACGTCAGTTTCTGGATCTCGGTTGAGACAGGAGATCCCGACCCCGACAACGACAGACCTCTCCTCCCCTTCCTTCAGAAGATCCGGAAGGCGCTTGATGAGGGTAATCCCATGGAAGCGTTCCGGGAGCAGTCCCGCATGTGCAACCACTTCTTTGGCGACTACCCGGTGCCAGACTCGCTGAACCTGGACCACGAGAACTGGGCTGACGTTGAGGTCGGCCCAGAAATGTGATCCTCATCTGTCCGCAAACGCGACGACGATGCGTCTCCCTTTATGAGACCAGAAGGAGACCCCATGTCTGTCGCGATTCGCCCTCTCGACACCGCAGCTATCCACCAACTCCTCGCCCGCCGCAAGGCGTCCCGTGCCGAAACCGAGGCGACATTCCGCCGCGTGGCAGAGGTCTACCCCGGCGAGCACGCCAAGAAGATTCTCGACCACTACGATTCCGGAAGGGCTGAGGCTCACGGAGTCCGCATGGACTCCGTGGTGGTGGAGTCGTTGAAGCAGACGCCGAAGGAGCGTCTGCTCACCGCCCTCGCCTACTGGATCCCCATCCAGGAGAACGACACAGACGAGGACACCAAGCAGTACAGCATGTTGCCGTGGCTGCTCCGCATCCAAGAGCATCTAGGTGAGGATGATCTCACCGCAGCGTTTCTGGAGATGCGAGACATGGAAGCCGCCCTTGGCGGAACCGTGCCCGACGGTCTCAGCGTGATACACGGAGACGAGTGGTGCGACGTGATCTTCTCGTGATGGATTGCCCTGCCGGGAGGTTTGGCGACGTCATCGGCTGAACACCAAGATGGGCTCCCGTGCCTTCACATAAACGCGAAAAACCCCGACAGGGTAACCTGTCGGGGTTCTCGGAAACGCCGGTCAGACCGGCGTTTCCGACTACGGGCGGGTGATCGTCAGACGAGTCAGACCGCGAGGGTTGAAGCAACCGATACCGATGTTCTCGAAGCAGGAGAAGCCGATGGTACGAGCCTTCGGATCGTCTGCGGAGAGGACGGTGAGTTCGGTACGAACCGGGATGCGTCCGAAGTTCTCAGGCTCGCAACAGACGTACACGGTACCGACCGGAACCAGGCGGCTGACGATGATCTGAGCGCCCCAGAGGGTCGCCATCAGACCAGTCTTCAGGAGGTCGCGCTGGGTCTCGACATCGAGGATGTCGCGACCGAACTTGCGGAGATCCGCATAGTCACGCGCATTCATGAAGACACGAGCCACCCGCAGGTCCTGACGCTCGATCAGGCTGTAGGCGTCGGCGAGAACGTCACCGGAGATCGGTGCGACGACGGGGATGTCGGGGTTGACGTTGCCAAGGCTGTCGAAGCCGTTGGTAGCAACCGCGTCCATCGTGGCGAAGACGCGCTCGTCCTCGGCAGCCTGGATCTGGGCACGAGCCAGGTCCTGGGCGCGCTCGATGAGGTCGAAACGACGCTCCTTGATCTGCGTGAGCGGGATCTCGGGGTTCGACGCGATCTCGAAGAGGGGGAAGATCACACGGCGCGGCTTGGTGACGGCGATGATGTTCTCACCTTCCTCACCAACCACGAACGCGGTCACGTCCGGATCCTTGTCGTAGATCGGAAGGGCTCCGTCGGGAAGCTGCTCGACCAGGAAGGTCTTGCGGCCAACGGCCATGTAGTCACGGCGGAGACGAAGGGGCTGGGTCATGGAAGCGGCGAGCTTGGCCCGACCAGCGGCACTACCAATGTAGTCGCTGATCAGCTTCGCCTTCACTGCGTTGGAAACAGACATGTTTTTCTCCGAAGTCTGAAGGTGTTGAAGTTGTCAGCGTCAGATGCGCTGGTCGTAGACGAGTTCGGCCTGAACGATGTCGTTCGGCATCTTGACGACACCAATGACGAGTTCCGCGAACGCCGCGTTGTTGACAGCAGCCTGGTTGTACTCGTCGGCAGCGGCGTTGGTCAGGAAGCCGTTCTCCGAAGCGTACAGAGCGTCACCCGTGGTGTAGGTGATCGCAGCGGCAGCGTTGCTGCTCGTCTCGAAGAGGCTGTTGCCGTAGGTACCCTGGCCCGAGACGTAGGGACCCTTGTCGGAAGCGACAGCGGGCTGGTTCTCGAAGTCGTTGCCTGCGGCGGTGTTGATGAACACACCGAGAGGAACAACCCCCGCCACATTGGCGGTAGCGGGCGGACCACCGATCTCGTTGGAGCCGCCACCGGCATCGCCACGGGAGAACGCCACGGAACCGCCGAGGACGCCGAGGATGCTGGAGTCGAATCCAGCAGAGGTGGGGGCAGCGTAAGCGCCACCGAGAGAGCCAACGGGGTTGGTCTGCGTGAAAGCGTCCGTGGTGAGGACGCCAACGGAGTTGCGAATACCGACGTGAAGGATCCGCAGAGCACTGCTGCTCTCAGTCCAGCCGCCGCTCGCCTGTCCAAGCAAAGGCATGATGTTCTCCTACCTGTTGCTCCCTGTTTACAGGGGCGGGATGAAAAGAATGGTGCGGGCAGAGCACCCACACACATAGGGGACTCGTATAAAAAAGATATTGAACGAAAATCCCCCGCTCGAACGAATCGAGCGGGGGATCGACGGCTCATGACAATGAGCCGTATCAGGCGGCAAGTCCTAGAAGAACTTGCTCACGTCGGGAGCCGACTCCCAGAGGCCGGAGAGATCACTGATCTCAGTAGCGGCTTCCTTCGAGATTCCTCCGAGACGGTCTGCACCAGCGGAAGCCTTCTTCGGCTGCGGACGCAGCGAAGCCTTCTTCTCGGCCTTGTGCTCGGCCTCCTCCTGGATGGTCTCGGCGGCCTTCTCCTCGGCCTCCTCTTCCTTCTCGTCGGCAGCGGACTTGTCCGTGAAGAGCTTCGCGAGGATCATCATCTCATCCTCAACGACATCGACCTCACCCATCGGATCAGCCATCGCCATCGAGTGGTCCGTCGGATCGGTCATCGACTCATCTCCCATGCTCATGGGAACCATGCCCTCTTCGGCGAGCATATCAGCGAGCAGGGACTCCTCGTCGCCCATTCCCTCATGCTCTTCGGAGATCTTCTCCATCATGTCCTCTTCGATGAGCATCTCTTCGAGGAGCATGTCATCGAGCACGGACTCTTCATCGCTCATCATGTGGTAGCCAGCCTTCTTCTTGGACATGGCTTCCTCATCCTCGTCTGCCTCTTCGTCCTCGTCGTCCTCGTCCTCTGCGGCGAGACGACGGATCTGACGCTGAAGGCGAGCGATCTGACGGCGACGGGAAGCCTTCTTCTTGGACTCCTCGACCACAACCTCCTCTTCCTCCTCCTCATCATCATCGTCATCATCGGAGTCGTCGGACTCCTCGGCGATGCGGGCGAGGGAGGCACGGATCTGACGGTCGGTGAGGTCCATCAGAACGAGAGCCTGATCCTCGATGGCGCTGACCGAAGCGGTGCGGCCCAGCATCGCGGTAGCGATACGGATGCACTTGGCGGCCTTGCGCTCCAGAGCAGCAGCCTTGTAGGCGGGGCTGGCAGGACCCTCATCGGGAGTGGCGGGGTGTGCCGAGTTGGCGTAGGGTCCGGGGTGCGGATCCTCTGCGAACTCCGAGGGGCCACCGATGTCGTAGGCGTCCGGACCGGGCTCCGGCTGATAAGCCGGAGAGGCGGGACCCTCGTGTGGGGTTTCAGAAGAGGCTCGACGCTGCCGAACCCCATCGTTCCAAGTCATACGACGACGCATGATTCTCTCCATGAATGAGATTGGTTCATTGGGTTGGGTTGTTGTTGCTTGCCCAACGAGCAAGCAGGTTGCCAAGCCGGACAACAACCCGGACTTCGGCAGAACTGAGTTTCCGGCCCGATGCCTTGCGGCAAGCGAAGAGATAGCGTTCAGGGGAGTGGTAATCCAACGGATTACCAGCCTTCAACGCTGTCCGATACAGGTCTCGGTCGACCTGTACCCCGAAAGAAGAGTTGATTTGTGCGACCCCGTCGATCAGAGCAACGGGAGATGCGGCAACCCGAACGACCGTATCAACCGCACTCGCGTAACGCTTGCGCGATGCTTCCTTGATCACGTTGTCGTTGGGCTCCATGATCGAGCCGGACTCGATCTCATCCTCAACCGTGTCTTGAGACAGTTCCTTCTCGATGCGCTTCCTCACCCGAGACTTCAGATTCTCGTAGAGTGCATCCTCAACATCCTGGAACGGTGCCGCAGGAGCCTTTTCGGCAGGAGCCGTATCCTCACCGCCTTCATCCCCGAAATCGAACTCGGCGGTGCGGCTGTAGGTGCTGGAGGGCACCGTGAGTTTGGCGGCCTTCGCGATGGCAGTGTCGGACCACTGTGGGGGAGGGGAAGCAAGAACCCTACGAACTTGCTCGTCGGACACCTCTCCGGGGGAAAGGATGTTCCGCATCACAGCACCAGGGAACGCAGGGACCGCGACCCAACTGGCCTCGATGAACCGAACGCCGCCCGGTGCATCAGGGTTGTCATGGTAGTCCTTGTGCCCACACAGTTCTGCGATCACACGCTTCTGCCCAGCATCGTCCAAGAACGTGTTGAGCTTCGCGTACTTGATGTGATCACAAAGATGGGTCTCATCCACCGCGAAGTGACCACACTGAGAGCAGATCGTGAAGTCGGTGGTGCAGCCCATGGAGAGGGTCGCCATCTTCCCGGCTTCGATGTCCTGCACCAGCGCCGCGTGCTTGCGGTCAGTGGCAACGAGAATGTCCACATAGAGGGAATCACCGATGTCGCGTGCTGCGGCGTCGATAATCCGACCCTTGGACTGCTCTTCGATCTGGACGTGCTCACGGAAGTTATGCGACCCGATGAAGGTCGGGAACGCCATGCGGAGCACATCCCGACTCCACGAGTCCCCGTTGTTGTTCACGAACTGAGAACACTGGGGCTTGATGTGGTAGTCGGCGTATCGGCGATCAACGGTCTTTGACCCCACCCGGACGTTGCCCAACTTGGCACCGGGAACGGAATCCACATCCACCGAAGCCACAATCGTGCAGTGGGTGACGAGATACCGGTCCGAGGTCAGATTCTCACCGAGAATCTCGCGAGCCTGGTCCGTCAGGTTCCGGCTCGACCCCGTCGAGGCCACTTTGCGAATACCGCCCCATCCTTGGTAAGAGATCCGAGGATGGACGATCATCGCGTTGGCTTGTTTGAGGAACGCCATCAGCCCTGCCCCTCGATCTCGATCTCGCTGACGGGACCGAAGTTCACGATGTCGGCGTCCTTGATCAAGAACATGCAAC